CCTTGGCAGCCGATGCGGTCAACGGCGTGATGACCCTTCTGAACATCAGCGGCAATAATTGGGTGGCATCTTTTGCTGGCGGTTCTTCAGGTGGAAATTTCGGCATGGTCTCGGGCGGGTTTCTAAGCCTTGCCGGCGCGCTTGACCGGGTGCGGATTACAAACGGAAACGGGACGGATACCTTTGATGCCGGTGCCGTCAATATCATGTGGGAGTTCTGAAGATGCACCGCATTGAAGTGAACGTGATGACCGGCGAAGTGACGGTGGTGGATTTAACGCCGGAAGAGATTGCCGCGCTACCGCCTCCTCCGGCACCTGCTCCGCCGGCGCCAATCATCCTAACCAACCGCCAGTTATTCGCCGCCCTTGCGCTAACCGGCTTCATTACGGAAGCCGAGGCTTTGGCGGCGGGAAGAACCGGCGCGGTTCCGGCTGCGATTGACGCGGTGTTCGGCGTGTTGCCGGAACAAGACGCATTTCTGGCGCGCTTGACATGGGCAACCATGCGCGAAGTCACGCGCGATCATCCGCTGATTGCCGCGATGATCGCAGCAAACCTCGCAACCGCAGAACAGGTGGATGCGATTTTCACGCTGGGGGCTTCCATCACATGAACAGATTGCGCGCGGCATTCCGAACGATCCTAGCCGAACTCAATACGCCATCGGCGCAGCGTGACAGTTGGTTCACATGGGCTGCTGGGCAAATGGCCCATGCACTTATCGGCGCGATTATCGCGGGCGGCCTGTTATTCTTTTTGCCGCCGTGGTGCGCCTTTGCGACTGCTACCATCGGTTATGCGCTGGGCAAAGAACTGCCGGATTTCTACCGCGCGCCGTCATGGGCCAATGCGCGCGACTGCGTGCAGGATGCGCTTTTCGTGACGGCTGGCGCGGCCTTGGTGGTTGCCGTCGCGGGCGGGCATGACCGGCTTTTCATTGTGGCGGTGCTGGCCTCTGGCGTTGGCTTGTGGCTTGGCGTCACGGCACGGCTGAAGGGCGCCGGCAATGCTGGCTGATGACGCGCCCGCAATGGATGCGCCGGCCATGCTGGCGGCGGGCATGTCCAATGCGGCGCCATCCTTTCGCCCGCAACTGACACTCGGCGCGCAACCAGGCGCGGCGGTGCTGCTGCTGGAAATCACAAGTCGCGCGGAAGGCTCGCCAACGCCGGAACCGCCGCCGCCACCGCCTGTGCCGTCCATCGTCACGAGCGGCCTTGTGATGCACTTGGACGCGGGCGATGCGGCGTCATACCCTGGCAGCGGCACGGCTTGGACGGACCTGAGCGGGAATGGGAATAACGGCACCCTGACCAATGGGCCGACCTACAGTGCGGCGGATGGCGGTTCAATAGTATTTGATGGCAGCAATGATTCTGTAATTTGCGGTAACGCTGCCAGCCTCCAAATTTCTACTTACACACTCGAAATATGGTTCAAAGCCACAAGCGCCAATAGTGGTTATCGCGGGCTATTAGTAAAAGAATTGGCTTATGGATTGTATTTACTTAATAATATATTAGGAGCCTATGACACGCCGACAACCGTATTTCTATCTACCGGCATAAATGCTGGCGATGGCGTTTGGCGACAAGCGGTAGTGACCATGACAGCAGGCGGCAGCCGAACCATTTATGTTAATGCGGCGTCCATTATTTCGGGGACGGGTTCAGTAGGCAGCCAATCTAATTCTGTCACGGTAGGATCAGCCGCTGCTAAACAATACTCGCAGAGCAATATCGCCATTTCCCGCATTTACAACCGCGCCCTTTCGGCAGCAGAAATCCAGCAAAACTTTGACGCACAAAAAGCGAGGTTTGGGCTATGACGCGAAAGCTTCCCCCTGGCGTCGGCCATGCGCTGATCGGCGCTGGATTGACGGCGCTTATCGGCATTCCATGCGCGCTGCTCGGCGCCAGCCCGGCCATTGGCGCGGCCTTTGCCATCGGGTTTTATGTCGGGCGCGAACGGCGGCAGTCGGAAGAATGGGCAGGCAGCAACCGCATTCCGCCGTGGCGCTGGAAGCCGCGCGCTTGGCGCGACGTGGGCTGGCCTGCCTTATCTGCCAGCCTGACGGCGATGGCGATTGCGGCGGCCTGACGCATGATCGGCTTTGACGCCCCGGCATTTAGCGCCCCGGCCTTCCTGCCGGAAGCGTTTGTATCGCCGCAGAACATCGCCACGCTGCGCCTTGCCTCAGCCGGGTTTGTCTCTGCCGCCGCCGATACTCCGGCGCTGGCGTTCTATGAACCGCGCATCATGGGCGAGATCGAGATTGGCCAGTCTGCCGCCGATGCGCTGGCCGTGGGCGGGCGCGTGGCGCTTACCGTGTCAGAGATAGCCTTGGCCGATGCGGACGGCTTCTCCGCCGATCTGGCGCGGTTTGGCGGGGCGGATGGCCGGGCGGTGCGGGTGCTATCTCTGCCGGTGGCCGACCCGCGCGCCAGTGATTTCGGCACCACCCTTGCCAGCGCGGCGGTGCCGTTCATCGGCGTGCTTCGCAGCATTGACCGCACCGGCGATTTCACGTCGCGCATCGCCTTGAACGACTTGACGGAACGCATGGCGACGCCATTGCAGCCGACACTTTACCTCGGCACAGGCGGACAGGAAGGCGCCGCCGAATTGAAGGGCCGGCCAAAGCCCGTCACGCTTGGGCAAGTGTTCAATATCGCGCCCGTGTTTCTCGGCAATTTGGACCTCGGCGCGGGCAGCCTGCCGACCTATCAAAGCCATTGGCGCGCAATCGCCGGGCATGACGCCATCCGCATTCGCGGCGTGTCTCAGACCATCATCACCAGCGGCACGCCAACAGTAGGGCAGGCGCTTGACCTGCCATCACTTGGGATATTCCAGCTTGGCGGCGCGCCGGATGGCGACGTCACCGCCGATGCGCGCGGGGATAACGCAACCGGGCTGGCCAATACCACAGGCGGCATTCTGCGGCGCATGCTGGAAAGCCTCGGCGGCGCTTTTGGGCTGACGGAGTTTGACGAAGACGCCTGGGGCTTTGCCGAGATTGACCTGCCGGGCATTGTGGGCTTCCACCAGGGCGCCACGGCTACCAGCACGCTATCTGCGGTGGAGGAAATACTTGCAGGCTCTGGCGCCATGCTCTCGGGCAGCCGCGGCGGCAAGTTGCGCCTGGCCGATCCATTGGCGACCGATACCGCGCAATTCGACCTTCCATCATCCTGCATTCTGGCGTGCGAGCCTTTGGCCCTGCCGGTCAATTTCCGCCCACTGCCGCGAGCCGTTGCGGTGCGGTGGCAGCGCAACCATGCGCCGCTGTCCAATATCGCGGGCGCGGTCCCGGCGGCGGACCGGCAACGGCTGGGGCAGCAAGGCAGCTTCGCCCGCGCCGAAAGCGCAATCATCACCTCGCGCGTGGCGCAACAGCGCGACATCACATTCCAGGCGGCGTATTGGACTGAGGCTGACGCGCTGGCGCGGGCCGAGAAATGGCGTAGCGTGTTGGAAGCCGGGCCGCGCATGGTGCGGGTGACGACTGATCGGCTTCTCGGGCAAGTGGAAATCGGGCATATTGGTCGCATCACCTATCCGGCTTTTGGCTTTCAAAATGGCTTTGCTGGCGTCGTTGTCGGGTGGCGTGAAAGCCTGGCAGCGCGGCGGCTTGAAATTACGCTTTGGGGGGCAGGCTGATGCCGGCAGCGTTTCTCTATAGCAATGTGGCAACCGCCGCAGTGTTGACCAGCGCGCAGGCTACAGTGGCCAGTATGCCGGTCGGCAATCTTCAGGACCCGCAACCACGGCGCCGGGTGCGGTTCAATGCGGGCACGGCCACGCTCGATGCTGACCTTCTGACCGCGCAAAGTGTGGATTGCGTGGCGCTGATTTCCACCACGCTTTCGACCGGCGCCACCATTCGCGTCAGGCTTTCCAGCGTTGCGAATTTCGCCAGCACGCTTTTCGATTCCGGCACCATCGCGGCAGAGGCCAGCGATGAGGGGCAGGGCAATGTCATTCTGACGCTGGCAAGCGCGATATCGGCGCGGTATCTGCGTATTGACCTGGTGGACGGCGCGGCCAGTTTGATAGACGCGGGCGTTTTGGTTGCAGGGCAGCTTTGGCGAACGGAGCGCAGCATCGCCTATGGCATAGACGAGGGGCGGCTGATGCTTGACCGGCGCGACCGCAACACCTTCACCGGGGCAGAGTTTCCCGTCCCGGCAGTGATCAATCCACGCTATGCACGGTTCACCTTGCCGGTTCTCTCCGATGCTGAGGTCCGCAACCAGCACCGCGCGCTTGTGCGGCAGCTTGGCGCGGCGCGCGATGGGCTTGTGATTCCTGACATTGCCGATGGCCTTGCCGAGCGCAACCGCCGCGCCTTGTGGGGGGCGCTGAACGAACCGGGCGGAAACGCTGGCACCATCATGGCGGCGTTCAACATCAATGAGCGTAGCTTTACCGTGACGGAAAGGGTTTGATCAATGGTCCCGATTATAACCGCACTACTGCCCGCGCTAGGCACGCTGGTTGACCGGCTGATCCCTGACAAGGCCGCGGCTGAAAAAGCCAAGGCGGAGATGGAATTGCAGCTTGTGCAGGCTGCGAACGCGGCGGCCATGGCGCAAGTGGAGGTCAATAAGATCGAAGCCGGGCATTCCAGCGTATTCGTGGCCGGGTGGCGACCGTCGATCGGCTGGGTTTGTGCCGCCGGCTTGGCCTGGGCTTTCGTGGTCGCGCCGGTCGCGTCTTGGGCACTGATGGTGCTGGGCGTCAAGGCTGAATTGCCGGCCATCCAGTTTGACCACTTGTTTGAATTGGTCCTGGCCATGCTTGGCATCGGCGGATTGAGGACGTTTGAGAAGCTGCGCGGGGTGGCGCGGTGATCTCCGCCCGATGCGAATTGCGCCTGGCAGGCGTGCATCCTGACCTGGTGCGGGTAGTGCGGCGCGCGGCGGAAGGCGGCGCCTTGTTCCGGGTGACGGAAGGCTTGCGGACGCGCGAGCGACAGGCGGAGCTTGTCGCCAAGGGCGCATCACAGACGATGAACAGCCGACACATGACCGGGCACGCGGTGGATCTGGCGCCATTGGTTGACGGCGAGGTGTCTTGGGATTGGAAGCATTTCTTCCCGCTTGCCGATGCTGTAGCCCATGCGGCGGTCACTGAAAGCGTTCCGATGATCTGGGGCGGCGCATGGGGCAGGCTGGTGCAAGACTGGCCTCAGGGCAGCGCAAAACAGGCGCATGCGGCCTATGTGGCAGAAAGGCGATCGGCGGGGCGTAAGCCGTTCCTTGACGGGCCGCACTTTGAATTGCCGGCGGCGGTTTATCCGGCGGGGTGAACCATTTTCCTGATGTCGGGAAAATGGTCGAACGCTCCGGAAATTCAGGACCGTTCAGGTGTCAAGCAATCCTTGACAGGTGAACTTGTAAGGATTGCTTAATAGTTGAACCTTCAAGTATCGCTTGAAGGTTGCGCCATCGCCGCTCTTGCCCGTAGCGCCGCAGCGCAGAGGGCTAGTGGTGCGGTAGCGCCACGCGAAGGCAATCGCCCAACCTTTGCCGCGTTGCCCATCATCATCCATCCCCACCCCTCCGGCACCAGCGTAACCGCCGCGTCTAGGCTGGCGGTGTAGGCGGGGTGGAAAGATGATACATTTTCAAACAGCACCCAAGCGGGCGTTGGCAAGCCGGCGTGCCATATCTCGCGGCGCAAGTCCGGTGCCCCAAGGCGCTTTCTGTCTTGCGCGGTCAGCATCCACGCAATCTCTGCATCCAATTCCCTATCCGGTCCCGCTGCCTGTTCGCAGCGGTCGGCAAGGGCGAGTAGGGTTGCGCGGTCAGTCATAGCGGCATAACCTCCTGGCGCGCGTCATGGACCGTGCCGCCAGTTTCGTTCTGCTCAAACGCTGTGCAGCGCGGGCCGAGTGTGGCGTCTGTCACCCATTCTTTCGGATATTCAGGATCATCCACATCGAAGGCCATGGTGTTGGCTGCAATCTCGCAACTATCGCCTTCGCCGGCCTGAAATGCGGCATCGCGCCAGCAGCGCTCGCACCAGCGCTCCATGAAATCCATACCTTCGCAGCCGCTTGAGGGGCGGTAAGGGTGGGTAGTGGCGGTCGTCATAGCCCGGCCTCCGTCATTGCATCCGCCGCAGCTTTCAGGGCCGCGATCATGCGCTGAAATTCTTCGCCATCGCGGGGGGCGAGGCTGAATGAGATGTGCGCGCGCATGGGCATGTTGTATTTGCCGCCTTTAGGTGCCGGCCAAATCTCGCCATCAAGATTGGCACTTGTCGTCCATGCGTCGTGGTTGACATCATTGGCGGCGTTTTGACGATATGTTTTCCACTCAATCCGGTGCGGTGCCAGCGTCCGCTTCATGTGGGATTCGAGCTTTTGATATGGTCGCTCCCCAAGTGCGCCGAGCATTTTGCATTGCGCTTCGTATTCGGCGCGGGCGACACGTTCAGCCGCTTTGGCCTTGCGGTATCCGCTTGTGTCGCGCGTTTTCAGGGTTTCGATTGCTTCGTTGATGGCTTTATTCACGGCTTCATCCTCTCAAACGCCACCACCCACACCCAGGGGTTATCGTCCCAGGCGCCGGGGCCGTTGATCTTGTTCCAGATGTAACGAAAGGCAGGCTTGTGTAGCGCCGGATAATGACTGCAAGCCGCGCAATCATCTTCGTTGCAATCACATTCTGGACGTTCAGGCCAGTCACCTGCCTTCGCGCCTTCCGCCCGAGCGTCATCCTCGGAAATATCCTGCAACCGCTCCACGCGAATATCCGTGATGCGGAGCGTAATGCGCGAAGCCCAGTGCGGCATGTGGATGGATGGAACGCGCATTCCAGTGTTTGTTTGATTATCAAGAGCGGCATCGCCGCCATACCGCGCCAGTTTGCACCAAGCCTCTGATGCTTCTTGTGTATTCTCAATGATCCGCCAAACGTGATCCGCCGGGTATCGAACTCCGTCGCCGTCAAAGGTGCTTTCTGCCCAGCAAGTCTCCCGCACCCAAAGCGTATCGCCGGGCGCACCGTAGGGGCAGCGGAGACCTTGCTCGCCATCATTCCAATGCGCGCCGAAGATTTCCTTTCCGGGCTGCATGTCGCCGTGCCGGTCAATTACAGTAGGGTAGTAGTGTTCCACGGTCACTGATGCGTCAGGCTGCGGCTGGACCTTCATCACCCGCCGCGTTTGCGTCTTGCGGCCATACAGGATGGCGCGGACCATCGGCGCGCTGAATAGGATTGGTCGGTCAGTCATTGGTTTGATCCTTCGCGGCGGCAAGCACGGCATCGGCAAGGGTGTCGCGCCAGCCGTAGTAAGGGTCTGGTGCTTTCGACAGCAGCGTCAGCACGGCGCCGTCCGGCAGCGCGCGAAGGAACGCGGCGATGGCATGGGATGATGCATCGCTGGCACATTTGCAGGGCAAGGTGTGGCAAGCGTCACCACCATAACACGAGCCATCTTTGATAAACGATACACGCACCGCCTCTGCCGCCTTCTCCAGCGCGGCGCTGACGGGGTCACACATCGCCTTCACCTTTCAGCGCGCGGATGGCGGCGGCGTTGCTTTCCAATATCCGTTGCGATATTCCGCCTTCGGTGCAACGCCGCGCGCTGTCGTCTATTATTTGCGCCGCTTCTTCCAGCGCATCGCGCCGGGCTTCCTTGACGCGCGCATCCACTTCGGCGGGCGTGAGGCAGGGGCCAATTACCTCTAGGATACTGGTAACGGCGTCTTCCATGTTGCGACGTTGCAGCGAAGATAGCCGGTTCCTTGGATCGCCTGACATATGAGGCATTCGATTGTTTGCGAAGTGCATGGCAAGCGCATATTCAAGTTTTTCGCGCACCCCAGGCTTGCCGGGCCAGTTGTTGTTGTCGCTCATATCACCGCCCCCAAAACAGCCAGCGCCAGAATAGCGCCGCATATTGCCAAGATTGCCAGCGCATCGCTGCGCCTAAGTGGCCGACACTGCCGATCGGGGCCAGAGCCGGGATATATGCCGCCGGTCATGCCAGCCCCAGCAGCACGAGCCAAACCGCCACGATCCAGGCAATGCCTTGGAATAGCGCTTCAAACGCGGCACTGACAGGGCCAGCGCCGACGATCATGGTCAGGATCAGCAGCGCGCAAAGCGGGCCGAGCACGATCCACCAGATAAGGCGTTCAGGTGTCATGGCGCGTCCCTCCAACGCTTTATAGCTTTGGCGAACATCGCCAGAATGTCTTGCGTTTCATCGCCAAGCGGTGTCCCGGCGCGCGTGGACCTCCAGTGCTTCCTGCCTTCTTCAAGCGTAAAGAACCGGCAACCAGCCTTGATGTAAAAGCCTTCCAGGCAATGCCACAAAAAAAACTCCCATCCATCCGAGCGTGTAGCGCGCCGCAGAACACCGATGGCGGTTTTGTCGTTGTTAATCTTGGCGCCGGACAAATCCGCGCCGAACAAATCCGCGCCGGACAAATTCGCGCCGGACAAATTCGCGCCGGACAAATTCGCGCCGGACAAATACGCGCCGGACAAATACGCGCCGGACAAATCCGCGCCGAACAAATTCGCGCGAGACAAATTCGCGCCGGACAAATTCGCGCCGGACAAATACGCGCCGGACAAATCCGCGCCGAACAAATTCGCGCCGGACAAATTCGCGCCGGACAAATTCGCGCCGGACAAATACGCGCGAGACAAATTCGCGCCGGACAAATCCGCGCGAGACAAATCCGCGCCGGACAAATACGCGCCGGACAAATTCGCGCCGGACAAATACGCGCGAGACAAATCCGCGCCGGACAAATTCGCGCCGGACAAATACGCGCGAGACAAATTCGCGCCGGACAAATACGCGCGAGACAAATCCGCGCGAGACAAATTCGCGCGAGACAAATACGCGCGAGACAAATTCGCGCGCTGTCCGCCTTTATCGCGCAACCACTTAAGATGATCCGCCAACACTGCGGCGATTTCTTCCTTGGTCATTCCGCGGCACCCCGGCGCATGTTCCAATTATCAATTGCGCGATAAAATCCGCCATTCAGGCTGTCATCTTCCGCGCGGCGTTCGGCTTCAACCGTGACGGTAGCGGCGCTTTCAACCAACACGTTAATCGCGTGGTCAATCGCCTCGGATGCGTCTTGGCTTGGCGCGGCGGCGCTGATGTCAATGAGCTGCGACACCATGCGCTCAAATTGCAGCATGGCAGTCCAAGCGGTGGTGGCGGCTTCGTGCCAGTTGCCGTTTTTGTCATCAGGGCAGCGCTCCAAATCAGCGCGAAACTTGGCCAGGGTTACAAGCGCTTCATGCTGCGCTGGCGCCTCGGGCGGTTGATTGGGGAGTAGCTTGAGCATGGCTTGGTGCCTCATGTTCGGGTTGCGATGGGCTAACCCTATGCCTTGCCGGTGCGGCTGTCAATCATAAAATAAATAAGCGATGCTTTTTTTTATGATTGACACGCGCCCGCGCCTTGGTTTAGGGTTTTGGCCCATGACAGTCTCAGACCTTATTCATCAGGCGGGTGGCACGCGAAAACTGGCGGAAACGCTAGGCTGTCGCCCGAATGCCGTTTGTAATTGGCGCTACCAGGGCGTGCCGTATAAGCATCACGCGAGACTGCGCGCGCTGCTGCGCCGCCGTGTGGATCGCCTGGCGCTGGCCGAGGCGCTGGAATGGAGGCCGGCAAAATGAGAGGACCTTCACCTTGGACGCCTGAGCGCATTGCCATGCTCCGCACCGAATGGGCGACAGGCGCCCCCACGGCGGAAATCGGGCGCCGCATGGGGATCAGCAAAGGCGCCGTAATCGGCAAGGTGCATCGCATGGGATTGCCAGCGCGTGAAGCGCCAGCCAATATCGCCAAACAGAAAAGCCGGGGCATGGTGTCCCGGCCTGCCGCCCGCAGTAATCGAGAACTGCCCACGCTCTCCGATACGCGGGCGGCTTCCCCATCGCGGCCACGTGCCGCTACCATCTCCGGCGTTTCCTCCGCCGTTGAGCGCCAGGCTTCCTCCCGGCCTGAGCGAGACTTGCCCGAGGCGGTTGCGGAAACGCCGCCGCCTCGGGTCTTTTTGGGGACGCACTGCTGCCATCCGATGGGCGACCGCACATGCAACGAACCTGTCCAAGCCAATGCGCGCGGGCTGAAATCGCCTTACTGCCCGGCGCATTTCGCCATTATTTACGCGGCGCCGCCTGCCAAGAGCGCGACGAATCCACCGCCTGCGGGGTGGCTGAAAAATCGCTTGGCGATGCGGGCGCACGGGTGATGAAGCCCGCCTTCATCCTGCTATTCCTGATCTGCCCGCCCGAAGGCGCGCAATGCGAGGAAGGCATGGTCGTGCATCGCACATGCGCGCTTGCCGAGAATTTCGTCCGGTGGGGAATGCGTGAAGGGCAATCGCTGCATATCACGGAATGCGTGGCGCAGGCGGAATGGATGAAAAGGAAAAGAGAACAATGAAAGACGACGAATACCGCGCGCTTGTCGAAGCCGGACCTGCCGTGGTTATGGTGGCGAAGGCGGATATGCTGAAGATGTTGGAATTGTTGCATCGACTGGAAAAGGCCGAGAAGATGCTGGCATATCTCGGAGTGCCACCTAAATGACCCGCCCCACACCACAACGCGCCCGCAAGCTGACGGATGATCAGGTGCGGGAAATCCGCAGCAACCCAATCTCAGGGCCGGCGCTGGCTAAGCACTACGGCGTGAGCCATAAGGTTATTGCCGATATTCGCCAGGGCTTTACTTATCGGCATGTGAAGGACACGCCATGATCATCGGAATAGACCCCGGCGCCAAGGGCGCGCTGGCATGGGTATCAAGCGATGGCCATTTGATTGCCGTGCAAGACCTGCCCTGGATCAAAAACCACGGCTTGAATGCCGCGACCTTCGCCGCCTGGATCAGGCTACGCGAAACAGACATCCGCCATGCCTTCGTTGAGCGCGTGGCATCGCGGCCAGGGCAAGGCGTGGTGTCAGTCTTTAGCTTCGGCATGTCCTATGGCCAGATTTTGGGCGTCCTGAGCGCCTTGAAAATCCCGGTGACGCTTATCGCCCCGACCAAGTGGAAGCCTGCCGTAGGGCTTCCTACGGGCAGCGACAAGGGAGCATCGCGCGCGCGCGCATCGCAAATTTGGCCAGGTGCAGCGGATAGCTTCGCCCGCGTCCGTGACGATGGCCGGGCCGAGGCCGCGCTTATCGGGCTCTATGGCGCCCGCACACTTTCCCCCGACGCGGCGCCAGCCCGCACGGAACAGGGCCATGCTGGCATTGGAGAGATATAAGTGAGCACGAACCGCGCTACTCTGGCGCAGCTACGCGAAATGAGCATGCAGGAAGTGAACTTGCTTCCGATTGATCAAATTGCCGCGCTGTTGGAAGAGATGGCAGTCCAAGAAACTACGCTTGCTTGGCTGGCCGACAAAATCAATCAATCGCTCGCCTTCCGCTATCAGGAACGCGCCGCCGAAGCGCGTCGCGCTGACGGCAAAGACACGGGCGTTGTCTCAATCCCGGCAGGCGATTTCGTCATTCGCGCCGATCTTCCCAAGAAAATTGAATGGGATCAGTCAGCCCTTCATGGCGCCATGCTGACCATTCAAACCCAATGGAAGGAAGACCCGCGCGACTATGTGAACATGAAGCTGACCGTGCCGGAAGCGCGCTTCAACGCTTGGCCGCCGGCTGTTCGCGCCATGTTTGAAGGAGCCCGCACCGTCAGCACCGGAAAGCCCACCTACAAAGTCGAACCGGCGAAGCGGAGGGTCGCATAATGGCAATTTCGCTTGCAAACCTTCGCCGCCGGAGCGAAGTCAAGCCGCCGCGCCTGCTGATCTATGGCACGGCTGGCATCGGCAAAACGACCCTTGGGCAGAACGCGCCTTCGCCGGTTTTCCTCCAGACTGAGGAAAGCTTTGTCGACTGTCCGACTTTCGGCTTGCTGAAAACCTACGATGAACTGATGGACGCTCTCGGAGAATTGGTGAACGAGGCGCATGATTTCCAAACGGTTGTTTTGGACAGCCTAGATTGGCTGGAGCCTCTTGTATGGGCGCAGACATGCCGCACCAACAAGTGGGAGAATATCGAAGCGCCTGGCTATGGCAAGGGCTATGCGGCAACCTTGGACACTTGGCGCGTGGTGCTGGACGCTTTCAACGCGCTTCGGGATGAACGCGGCATGACCATCATTTTGCTGGCGCATTGCGAAATCAAGCGCTTTGACAGCCCGGAGACTGAGCCTTACGACCGGTATCAAATCAAGCTGCACAAGTCGGCCTCGGCATTGGTGCAAGAGCATGTGGACGCGGTTCTGTTCGCGAATTACCGCGTTACTACGGCGAAGGCGGATGCTGGCTTTAACAAGAAAGTGGTGCGGGGCGTCGGGACTGGCGACCGCCGTTTGTTCACCACTGAGCGCCCGGCGTTTCTGGCAAAGAACCGCTATGAATTGGAAGACAGCTTGCCGCTTGAATGGCCGGCGCTTTCGGATGCAATCTCGGCTTTTCATGCAACCAAGAAGGGAGAAGTGAAAAATGGCTAATCTCGGTGGAACCTTTGACGCCAACAACGTCGAACCTTCCGCGCCGCGCGAATTGATCCCGCCCGGCAAATACCTCGCTCACATTATTGACAGCGAATTGAAGGATACCCAAGCCGGCGGGCAAATGCTGGCGCTGACCATGGAGATACTTGAAGGGCCGCATGAAAAGCGGCGCCTTTGGGACAATCTCAATCTCGTGAACCGCAACGACAAGGCGGTTGAGATCGCGCAGCGCACGCTTTCGGCAATCTGCCACGCGACTGGACGCCTTCAGGTGGCAGATAGCGAAGACCTTCACTTTCGCCCGATGATCGTGACAGTCGAAGTTGAGGTGCGGAAGGAAGACAAGGACCTTCCGATTGATGATCCCGCGCGCCGCTATAATAGCCGCGTGAAGGGCTATGCGGCGCCGGATGGGACGAAGCCTGCGCCAAGGCAGTCTGCGCCTGCTACCGCCGCGCCAGCCCGCCCGGCGCCCGTTGCAGCGCCACCAGCGGCAAAATCCGCGCCACCCTGGCGCCGGTAAGCAAGACTTGAACCGGAAAGAATGGCGCCCTGCCGTTCTTTCCGATTGCCTAAAAGAGAGGAAATCATGGTTGCCTTACCCGCCCCGGCTACCCCTACCGTTACCGCGATTTACGCCGCCTATGAAACGGCACAAGAAAGCGGATATCGTGAGCATTTAGGCGCCTCAATTATCGGCAATGAATGTGAGCGCGCTATTTGGTATTCATGGCGCTGGACGACGCGCGCAAGGCATTCTGGCAGGATGCTGCGCTTGTTTGAAACCGGCCATCTTGCCGAGGCGCGGTTCATCGCCGATCTGCGGCGCATTGGCGTGACCGTGATGGACGTCGATCCTGAGACAGGACGGCAGTGGAATGTCCGGGATGAAAGCGGGCATTTTGGCGGCAGTATGGACGCCATGGCGATTAACTTTCCCGAAGCGCCAAAGGCTTGGCATATATGCGAGTTTAAGACGCATGGCGCAAAGTCCTTTGCCGGGCTGGTCAAGGATGGCGTGGCCAAAGCCAAGCCCGCGCATTGGGCACAGATGCAAGTCTATATGCACCTGTCTCAGACTACGCGCGCCTTCTATCTCGCCGTGAACAAAGACACTGACGAGCTATATCAAGAGCGCGTCAAGTATGACGCCGAGGCTGCGCTTCGCATCATGGCGAAAGCGGAGCGCATCTTGCGCGCGGTGGAACCGCCCGCGCGCATCAGCAAGGATCCTGCTTGGTGGCAATGCCGGTTTTGCGACCACGCCGCCGCGTGCCATGGGGAGGCTATGCCTGAGCGCCATTGCCGATCCTGCCTTCATTCGTCGCCTATCGCAGGCGGCGAGTGGCATTGCGCGCGGCATGGCTGGAACCTTGACCGCAAAGCGCAAGAAACAGGATGCGCCGCACATCTTTACATTCCCGCCCTCGTGCCAGGCGAACAGGTGGACGCGGGCGATGATTGGGTGAGTTACCGCCTGCCAGATGGAAGCGAATGGCGTGATGGGGTGGCAGCATGACCCTCTCGCTCCGCCCCTATCAGCGCGAAGCGATTGACGCGCTCTATGATTACTTTGGCGCCAGCGGAGGTAATCCGCTGGTAGTCATGCCGACCGGCACAGGTAAAAGCGTCGTTATCGCCAGCTTTGTGAGGGAAGCGCTGGCGATGTATCCCGACACGCGCATCCTGATGCTTACGCATGTCAAGGAATTGATTGCCCAAAACTTCGCGGCACTCATTCGCGCATGGCCCGAAGCGCCAGCCGGTATCTATTCGGCTGGCCTTTCGCGGCGGGATATTCACGCGCAAATACTCTTCGCCGGCATTCAATCAATCCATCGCCACGCGGGCCGGGTGCAACGGTGCGACTTGGTGCTGATAGATGAAGCGCACCTGCTAGGCGTTAACGAAAGTGGGATGTATCGCAAGTTTCTGGCAGAGCTTCGCGCTATCAATTCGGACCATACCAAGATCATCGGCTTTACTGCCACGCCTTACCGGATGGACAGCGGCTTATTGCACGAGGGCAAAGACAGGCTCTTTACCGATGTCGCCTATCAGGTGCCGGTGTTGGACATGATCCAGCAAGGCTACCTTTCCATGGTGGTTCCAAAGCAAACAAAAACGCAGCTTGACGTTTCAAGCGTCGGGACGCGCGGCGGGGAGTTTATACCCGGTCAGCTTGAGGCGGCAGTTGACCGCGATGACGTGACGCGGGCGGCGGTTGCGGAAATTGTCAAGCATGGCGAGGGGCGTGGATCATGGCTCATTTTCTGCGCCGGCGTGACACACGCGCGCCATGTGCGGGACGCGATACGCGAGGCGGGAATGGACGCCGAAACCGTGACGGGCGACACGCCGGGTCCGGAGCGCGACCGCATCCTGAGCGCCTTTAAGGCAGGGCGGTTGCGGTGCGTCACTAATGCGAACGTGCTGACAACCGGCTTCGATGCGCCTGGTGTGGACCTTATCGCGCTGCTGCGCCCGACCAAAAGCGTCGGTCTTTACGTCCAGATGATCGGGCGCGGCACGCGCCTTGCCGAGGGCAAGGAAGATTGCCTTGTTTTGGACTTTGCCGGCAACACGGCGCGCCATGGGCCGATCGACACGGTGGACGGGCGGAAGCGGGAAAAGAGCGAAGAGCCTGGCTTGGCGCCGCACAAGATATGTCCTGAGCCTGAATGCGCCACCATTAACGCGGCGGCAGCGCGCGTGTGTATCGGGTGCGGCTTTGAGTTTCCGCCGCTTGAAATCAAAGTGGCGGCTGAGGCTTCGACTGCCGCCGTCCTGTCAATTCAGCGGCAACCTGAATGGGTCGGGGTGGATTATGTCGCTTATGCCCGGCACGAAAAGCCCGGCAAGCCTGCTTCGATGCGCGTCGTTTATGAGTGCGGCTTCGTGCGGCATTCAGAATGGGTTTGCTTTGAGCATACGGGCTTCCCTCGGCAGAAGGCCGAAAGCTGGTGGAAGAAACGCTCAAAGGAGCCGATACCGGCTACGGTTGACGAGGCTTTGGCCGGGCGTGATAGCCTGAGACAGCCGAGCGCGATACAGGTCAAGCCGGTTGGCCAATACACGGAAATTACGGCGGCGAGGTTTGATGAGCCTTTATGACGCGCCGATCATGCGAGCCATCCGGGCGGTTTGGCCCAGCGCAGAAATCACAATCACAAGGGGGACAGCTTTGACAGATGCAAACGAGGCCGAGCTTGCGGCGATGAAACTGGCCAGCGAGCGCGGCGGGGAGATGATCGAGAGCCTGGGCCAGACTGACATGGCGCTATGGACGGTGGACCAGTGGCACGGGTTCATCGAGGCAGTGTGCGGCGGCTACGTCGAGAGCCTGATGGCGCAGCAAGCCGAGGTGGCGGCGGCGCTGGCAAAAATCAGCACATGAGCGGGGAGGCTCCGATGTCGCGTTTCAGGGAATACATGCGCGAGCGCGCCGAAAGCAAAATGGGCATGGCGGACGCGGCTATCGCGCTTGGCGTGCCGGTTTTCGCCTGCGCTGCGGACAAGCGGCCCATCACGTCGCACGGCTTTAAGGACGCCACGACGGACGCGGCAGAACTCCGCCGGCAGTTTGGGGACAGCCGAGCGGTCATGATCGGAATGCCGACCGGCGAGGCCACGGGCTTTGTGGTGGTGGACGTGGATATGAAACCGGGGCAGCAAGGCGGCGCGTGGCTGGATGCGAATAGCCACAGAATGCCGCACACCCGGACCATCCGCACGGCTACCGGCGGGCTTCACCTTTGGTTTAAGCATCCGGGGGGCCGGGTGAAAAACAGCGCGTCCAAGATCGCGCCGAATGTAGATGTGAGGGGCGACGGCGGTTATGTCATCGTGCCCCCGTCGCCTGGCTACGCGGTGGCGGATAATGCCGAACCGGCTGATGTGCCTGATTGGCTTTTGCCGGCGATATGCCCGCCAGAGGCGGCTCCAGCCTCGCCTGCGCCTTCCATGCCGCGCCGGGTGGCGATGGGCCCCTCTGACGGCGGCACGGCCCTCGGGCGCGCGGCATTGGCGGAGCGGTGCGAGGAAATCCGCACGGCGCCAGACGGGGCGAAACATGAGACGGTGAACACTGCCGCCTATGCCATCGGCGGCTTGGTGGCAGCCGGGGAATTGATTGAAAGCGAGGCCTTGGGCGAGTTGCGCGCCGCGCTTGGCGCCATTCTCCACCGCTGCCAGGATCAGCGCCACGCCGAAAAAACGCTGGCGCGGGCCTTTGCGGAGGGCATGGGCAAGCCCCAAAGCCCGCCGGCAATGGTGACGCCGATCGACGAGGTGAACCCTGCCACGCCTTACCTGAACCGCATTGCGCGGGGCGAAATCAAGCCCCGGAAGCCCTTGCCGGTGGCGGCTGGCCTAATGGACGTGTCAGGCGCTTTGGGCGAGTTTGTGTCATACTGCGAGGCGACGGCCATCAGCCCGCAGCCGTTCCTCGCCCTCGCGGCTGGCATTACCCTAATCGGCACGCTTGCCGGCAGGCGGTATGAAACCAGCACCGAACTCAGGACGAACATCTATGCCGTCGGCATCGCGGACAGCGGCGCCGGGAAGGACCACGCGCGCAAGCAGATCCGGCGGTGCCTTTACGCGGCCAATCTGACGCAATACCTGGGCGGATCGGACGTGGCCAGCGGCGCGGCACTCAGGACGGCTTTGGTGCGGCACCCGGCTACGCTATTCCAGATTGACGAATTCGGGGATTGGCTCCGGGACGTGCTTGGCGACAAGGCGGCAAGCCACAAAAAGCAGATCGCCGCCTATCTCAAGGAACTCTATTCTAGCGCCAACGTCCCATGGTCGGGGACGGAATATGCGGACCAGAGCCGGCAGGGGAAGCCCCGGGAGGATATTCACTCGCCCCATGCCTGCCTTTACGGCACCACAACGCCAGCGCAGTTTTGGGCGGCCGTAGCCGGTGGCAGCCTTCATGATGGCCTGATGGCCCGCATGCTGATTTTCGTTTCTCCAGAGAGCTACCCCGATGAGAGGGAGGCGGCGATGGGCCCCCCGCCTGATAGCCTTATAGATGCGCTCCAGGCGATTGCGGCGGGCGTGGAAGGCGGGGGCAATTTGGGCGGCCTGATGAGTGCGGCCATCACGCCAAGCCCTTACCGCGTGCCAGAGACAGCCGGGGCGACGGCCATGCGCCAGGCGTTGCGGCGGGCGCAGCTTGAACAGCAGCGCGAAGCCTCCGGGACGTATGTGACCGCGATAGCAGCGCGGCTGACGGAAAACGCGATGAAGCTGGCGCTGATCCGGGGCGTCAGCCGGAACCCGGCGGCGCCAGTGATAGACGAGGGCGACGTGGCCTGGGGGCGCGCGGTGGCGCAACACTGCATGGATACGCTTTGCCAGGAGGCCGGGCGGCATGTGGCGGACAACGACTTCGAGCGCAAGATGAACCTCGCGCGGGAGATTATTCGGAAGCATGGGCCGGTGACGGAAAGCGAGATGATGCGGCGCGGCTTTAAGCTGCCCGAGAAGGACCGGCGCGAAGTGATCAAGGCGCTTCTGACCGAAAAAGCTATCGTGACGCTGGAAGTGAACCCCACGGCGGCAGGCGGCAGGCCAACCGTGCGCTATTCTATCGCGGCGGCGACATGAGGGGGGTTTCTGAGGTTTCTGTAGGTTTCTGCAAAGCTAACTCTTTGAAAAGGTTAGTTGTTGCTTTTTGCATCGAGTCTCGCGCGCGGGGATGGGGGGTAGGGGTCGCGCGCGTAATACCCCCACCTATGCAAAAACTACAATAACTACAATAACTAAAAAATATATATATATCAATATATTAGATATATAGGTTTCTGTAGGTTTCTGTAGGTTTCTGCATTACCAACCCCAACCAGCCAAAGGAAGCAAGAATCATGCCAAAGACTAAGCAAAACCGGGCCAAGGAAACGGAAATTGACCTCGGGCCATCCGTCCGGGTGGCGCGGGGCGACGTGGCAGTCGGTTTTCGGGCCGATCCTGACCAGCCCAGCCGAACGGTCAAAGGCGCGCGGGTGCGGGTCTGGTATCACGCCGAATGGAGCGAGGGTCGCCTGACCGATGCCCAACACGAGGCGGCGGACCGATACAGCCTATGGTCAGAGGAGGCGGCGCTATTGTCCGAGGGTAAGCCGCGAGGCGCCGGCATAGGCGGCGGCGGCTATACCGGGCCGGGGGATAGGCTTGTCTGGTTGCTGGCGCAGTTGCGCGCGGCGGATGAAGTGCTTGATCTGCACCGATCGTCCGTCAAGCTGGCGATATGTTGGAACTTGACGCCGGAGCATCCTGAGGCAGTGCGGGTGGGGTTGCGGCGTTTGGCTGAGTTTTGGGGGATGTGAAAAAAATGCGCGCGATGCGTTTTTTTCTTTCATCCCATGCGCGATATGCGTATAAGGATTTTCACCGAGGCAATCAAGCCAGGTAAACGAGGAGATAGCCCGATGAATCAGCAAATGGCACTTCAATATGCTCGCGGCATGGTGGACAGCGGCATGTCAGTAGCAGATGCAAACGTTGCACTCGTGCGAATGGAGGGCGTTCGCCTTATAAAGGCGCGGATGCCGCTCAAAATTCGCGCCGCGCTTATGGCGGGTGTAAAGGATGGCAGGCTTGGGCATTTGCCTCAAGATGGCCGCAAGCCTGAAGCGTTTTTTCATCCCAATTCTATTTGGAACGCCAAAGAAGCTCGCCAGCGCGAAGAAAATGCTACAATCCGCGCGCTTGTGTCTATTTGCGCATGACCCCCACCCATTTCCGCCAATGCCTGACCCTGCTGGATTGGACCCAGCGGGGCCTAGCCCGGCAGCTTGGCTATGCCGAGGGAACGGTCCGCCAATGGGCGCGCGGGGCTTTGCCGATACCGGACCAGGTCGCAGATTGGCTTGTGGTAAGGGCGGATCATGCCGAGGCTACGCCGGCGCCAAGACGGAAGCATCGCGAATAAAAAAACGCAAGACGCGCAATTTTTCTCTTGCATCTCATGCGCGTTTTGCGTATAACAATCTTACCGAGGCAATCAAGCCCGGCAAACGAGGAGATAGCCCGATGACACACTTGGAAGCCCTTAACCTTCGCCTTTCCAATGAACGGGCAAGGCTTGCTACGGCAAAAACGTCTTATGAGCGCAATCTGCGCGCAGTATGGGTCGCTCAAATAGAGCGCGAAATTGCCGGCGAAATGGCTTTTCTTGCAAAGGTTGATGATCTTCCTGAAATGAGTGATGACGAATTGCTGGCGGCGTTAATGGCATGACCCCCACGCATTTTTGCCATGCCTGACTAGCCAAAAAAACGCTTGACAAGCCCGCCTAGGGCTTGTAAGCGCAGTTTATTGATTACAGTTGCGCCTAGCGCCGAAAGGCAGCTAGGCTTTTTTATGCCCGAGGCTGTCTCCTGCGCCGGACCCGGCTGGCGTATCGCCTCGACCAGCGCGAAAGCGTTAACACGGGCCAAGGGCTCAGGCTTCATCCGTGATGGTCGGGACCGGAAACTAAATGCCAAACCCCTACTATCAGACACAGCAATGGAAGGCGCTACGCCTCGCAGCACTACGCCGCGATGGTTTTCAATGCGTCATAGCCGGGTGCGACGCCCGCGCCTCAGTGGTGGATCACATCAAGCAACGCGACGCAGGTGGGGCCGATGCGCTGCCCAACTTGCGGAGCCTTTGCCAGCACCATCACAACATGCGCCCGCGCCTGTTTCAGGGCCGTGTAGCCGGGTGCGATGCTGACGGGTGGCCGATACCCGCCCAGCCGGCCAAGCCTGCTCAGCGGCCACGCTTCGGGCGCGGTTTGGGGGTAGGGGGGGGTGCAATCTCTGGCCTGGGGGCGGACAC